AGCAACACCTTAATAAAACAAAATCAGTAATCTCTGGGGTTTAGTAGCCCTAGCCCCAGAGAGCTATTAGCAAAGGAGTAGAGATGCCAGCAACGTTTGTTACAACAGCCGAGTTACGGGCTAATCTTGGTATTGGTTCACTCTACTCTGATGCGACAGTGGAAGAATGCTGCCAATCGGCAGAAGACCTTCTTGGCCAATACTTATGGCACAATGATGCGCCAGTAGTAGGCACAGCATTACAAGATAACGTGGCGACACTTATGCTCGCTAATCCCAACGCATTTGTAACAGGACAATCAATAACTGTTACTGCCTGTGGTTCAACATTTAATGGCACTTACACAATCACTGGCACAATACCGCCAAGCACAGGCACAACTAGCCTTATCCCAGTATTTATGTATCAATTTGGTCAAATTAATTACCCTAATGGATATTCATTTGTGCAATATGCAAAAACAGCAGCTAATCAAAATTTTCATAAAGTAGTACCTTATGGCAACGCAAGAGGCCCAGAACACAAAACCCAATCTTATGCGAGCACCCCTGCAATACGAGAAGCTGCGATGATAATTGCAGTGGACATCTGGCAAGCAAGACAAGTTAGCCAGACAGGTGGGGTCGGTATGGATGGGATCAGTGCCAGCCCCTATCGGATGGGTTATCAGCTGATTAACCGAGTGCGTGGTCTCATCCAGCCGTATTCAAGTCCAGCATCACTGGTGGGCTAATGGCAGCAATAAGCACCCTACGTGGCACATTAGCAACTGCCCTTACAAACAATGGCGTATGGTCAACCTTTGCATTTCCACCTGCAACTTTATTGGCTAACAGCGTAGTGGTAACACCTAGCGATCCTTATATTGAGCCAAGCAATAACAGCCAGACAAGCATTTCACCGCTGGCTAATTTTAAAATTTTAGTAACCACACCTGCATTTGACAATCAAGGCAACCTATTAGGCATAGAGAATTTTATTGTGGCAGTAGTAACTAAACTAGCGGCATCTACCCTGGTTTATAACATATCAAGTGTCTCCGCTCCAGCTATAACCAATGCAGCTAGTGGAGATTTATTAACATCAGAAATAACTGTATCAATCCTAACGAGCTGGAGTTAAAATGAGCACACACGAAGAAGACTTAGCCTTCTTGAAGAAGACAGGCCAAATTGCAAGCGCACCAAAACCAACTGCACAAACTAAGAAAGACGAGGAATAACAATGGCAATCTATTTAAATAATAACGTAGGTGTTAAGTTGGCTACCAATGCGGCCCCTACAGTACCATCAATCGATATCAGCGCTTACGTAACTAACGCTGTAATTAATCAAATCGTCGATGAACTTGAAGTAACAGCGATGGGTGACTCCGCACATAAATTTGTGGCTGGTCTGCAATCAGGCACATTCACTATCGACTTTATCAATGACTGGGCAGCAGCGCAGGTAAACGACACATTAAACGCAGCCTTTGGCAAGACATTAGCAGTATCAGTTATTACTGTTAAAGGCACTGCCGTAGGAGCTACAAACCCTACTTATCAATTCTCAGTGCTTGTAAACAACTTAACCCCAATCGGTCAAGGTGGCGTGGCTGAAATTGCTACTTCATCTATCACATTTACAGTAAACTCCGCAATAACAGTGTCATCATCGGTGGCATTCTAACTAAGGAGTAATAATGGCAAAGCTAAAGATAACAAGGGCTAATGGTGAAGTATCAGAGCACAAGATAACGCCAGGTGTCGAGTACGCTTTTGAGTTAAAGTATGGCTCAGGTATTAGCAAGGTCTTGCGTGAGCACGAAAGGCAAACAGAGATTTTCTGGCTTGCTTATGAATGCTTACGCAGGGCTGGCGCACAGATACCTTTATGGTCAGCAGAGTTTATTGACACTCTGGACACTGTTGAGGTATTAGACGAAGAAAAAAAATAACACAGCGGGATTCAATCCTTTACAGCATCGCACAGCTGAGCGTAGAGACTGGGATACCGCCTAGAGAGTTTATTGATATGGATAGCGAAATGTATGGAGCAATTATACAGGTGCTAACCGACAGAGCTAAGGAGATTCGAAATGCCAGCAGAAGCCGTAGGCGTTAAAGATGTCCTTGCAGGTCTAAAGTTTATTGACAAAGATTTACAAGATCGCATTAGGACTGCTATTGATCCGCTAATGCGTAACGTAGCAGCTAAGGCTAGATCATTTGTGCCTGGTAATTCTGAGGTGCTGTCAGGCTGGACTAAAGAGCCTAACCCGAACATCAACTACCGCCCATTTCCTAAATATGATGCTGGCACAGTCAAGGCTGGTATTGGATATAACTCAGGCGATAACCGCACATTCAAAAATGGATTTAAAGTTAGTAACTATGTTTACAACGTAAGCGCACCTGGTCGCATATATGAAACTGCTGGCCGTAAAAACCCACAAGGTAGAGCGCCATTCCAGCAGATCGATCCAAGCCTACCTAGCACAACCTTCGGCAAGGTACAAGGATTTGAAGGCAAGTCTAAAGCACGTGAGTACACCTACAACAAATCTACTAGAGAGTACGCATCAAATAATCCTTTTGCTGGTTATCAATTTGTTACATCAATGCCAGGGCTTACTTCACAACCAAAGATTAAAGGCGTACGTGGTGGTGGTCGCAAGACTAAGGGTCGGTTAATCTACAAAGCCTGGGCACAAGATAGTGGCAAGGTTTATCAAGCAGTGCTAGGCGCTATAAATTCTACAGCTATAAAATTTAACAAATCAACAGAGATTAAGAAGGCAGCGTAATGGCCAATGTAGTAGTCTCGGCGATAGCCACCTGGAATGGTAAAGCACTTAATAAAGGCAAAAAGGATGTATCAGCCTTTGATAAGCAAGTAAATAAATTAGGCAAGACCTTTGCTGGTGTCTTTGGCGCTCAGCAATTATTCCAATTTAGCAAGCGAGCAGTGCAAGCCTTTGCAGCCGATGAGAAGGCAGCCAAATCTTTAGAGGTTCAATTACGTAATACTGGTTTTGCATTTAGTGCGCCAGCCGTTGAAGATTACATAGCCAATTTACAAAAAGTTACAGGCGTATTAGATGACCAATTACGCCCAGCATTCCAACAATTACTCACAGCCACAGGATCTATTACAAAAAGCCAAGATGCATTAAACACTGCATTAAATGTAAGTGCTGCTACTGGTCGATCTTTAACAGAGGTAAGCGCAGCATTAACTAGAGGATTCTCAGGCAACACCACAGGTCTTAGCCGTTTAGGTGCTGGCATAAGTAAGGCCACATTAAAAACTGGTGATATGGATAAGATCCTGGGTGAACTTAATAACAAGTTTGCAGGCCAGGCACAAGCTAGATTAACTACCTATGCAGGCAAGATGGATCTACTAAGAGTATCTACAGAGAATGCTAAAGAAGAAATCGGTAAAGGTTTATTAGATGCTATAAGTTTACTAGGCAAGAATAGAAGCATCGAAGGTGCCGCTACTCAAATGGACACCTTTGCCAAGTCTATTAGCGATGCGATCTATGGCGTAGGTTTATTGATAAGCAAGTTAGACGGCCTAGCATCGAAGATAACTTCTGGTGGCTTAGGCGATTTGTTAATACGCTTACAACCAGGCGGGTTAGCCTTACAAAGGGCTGTGGGATTAGCTGGTGGTGCAAGAAGCGCCACTCAGCCAGACAACAAACAAGGCCGAGCATCGGCTCGTATCTTTGGCCAACAACTACGCCTAGAAAATAAACTATCGGAGCAGAAGAAAAAAGAATTAGCGCTGTTAGATGCCAAAAATAAGAAACAAACCGAGGTAGATAAATTAGCCCAGCAATTTGACGTTGAGCGCATAGGTTTAATGAAAGCATTAAATGAGGCTACTGATGCTGATACTAAATTGCGTATTCAATCTAAGTTAGCCATATTAGATAATAACGAAGCTTTGGCAAGAAAGTATAACGCAGAATTATTGGCTAAAGAGGCGGCTGATTTATTGGCTGAGGCTTCACGAAAAGCAGCCGCTATGTTAGATGCTATGCCTAATAAGTTTGATGCTATGTTTACCAACTTAACCGCTTTATTTGTTAAGGGTGGATCAGACCTTGCATCGGCTATGTCATTAGCTGCTTCTTCTGTAAGGTTGTCAGCTGAAGCTGCTGGGTTTGCTGCTGGCACTGGCCGATATGCTTATCCATTAAATGACATATACAATCCAAGCACAACGCCAACAAATCAAGGCACCACTAACATAGACGTCACAGTCAACACAGGCGCAGTATTAAGCACTAATCAAGATTTGACTACCTATATTCAAGATGCTTTAGGTAACATTACTAAACTAGGTAATGGATCATTAATTCCTGCTGGATCGATAGCGTTTCAATGACAGTTCCAGTAGTAAACGCCTATGTTAACTTCTCGACAGGGCCAGCCTTTGCTCAGGCGATGATTTTAGATAGTGGCTTATTAGATGTAAATGTATTAGCTGATTCAGCAGCCATTATTGTTGATGTGTCAGATCAAATTAACTTTATACAAACCACCAGAGGCCGCAACCCTTTATACGATCAATTTCAAACAGGTCAATTAACTTTACGCATAGTAGATCAGAATGGGGATTTTAACCCAACTAACCCACTAAGTCCTTATAGTCCATTTTTAACACCTATGAAAAAAGTACAAATAACTGCTACTTATGGAGCAACCACTTATCCTATATTTTCAGGATTTATTACAAGCTACGTTAACACTCAACCTAAAGATGCTACAGAGGTGGCATACACAACCATACAAGCTGTAGATGCGTTTAGGCTTGCTCAAAATGCGCAGATAACTACTGTGGCAGGTGCTAGCAGTGGACAATTAAGTGGCGCAAGAATTAATAATATTTTGGATTCCATATCCTGGCCAGCAACTATGCGTGATATTGATGCAGGTCTGACTACGCTGCAAAATGATCCAGGCACATTACGCACTTCACTAGGCGCCTTGCAAACTGTAGCCCAGTCAGAATATGGGGCATTCTATGTAGATGCTAATGGTGAGTTTGTATTTCAAGATAGAGCTGTAACCGCTGGCTCAATAGGCGGCACAGTAACTACCTTTAATGATAATGGCACAGGCATTCCATACGCTAACGCCAACTGGAAATTAGACGATACCCTAATCTTTAACTCATCTACTGTTACTAGGACAGGTGGCACGCCACAGACCGCTATCAACCAAGCCTCAATAGATAAATACTTTATTCATAGTTATCAGATCCAAGACCTACTAATGCAGACCGATGCCGTAGCCCTAGATTATGCACAGGCTTATACAGCTAGTAGAGCCGAGACCAGTGTGCGATGCGATTCTATCGAGTTAGACTTATACACGCCTAACTACAACGCAGGCATAATTGCAGCCCTAGATTTAGATTTTTTTGACCCCATTAGGGTGGTTACTACCCAGCCAGGTGGATCTACTCTGGATAAGACTTTGCAGATATTTGGCGTGCAAAACGTAATAACACCCAACAGCTTTAGAGTGGTCTTCACGACTTTAGAACCCGTGCTGGATTCTCTAATTTTAAATAACAATATCTATGGCACTTTAGACTATAATGTGCTTAGTTACTAAGGAGAAATAATGGCCGCTGGATTAGGATTTAAGGACTTTACAACAGGCGAGGTATTAACCGCTGCCGATGTTGATGGCTACTTAATGCAAGGTATCTGGGTGTTTGCTAGCAACGCTGCTAGAGATGCAGCTGTGACGGCACCAGCAGAAGGTAACTTTGCATTTACTAAAGACACTAATAGTTTATGGTATTACGATGGCGCAGCCTGGGTTGCATCGGGTGCTACTGGTGATATTGAAGGCGTTACCGCTGGCGTAGGTATTTCAGGTGGTGGCACTTCTGGCACAGTTACAGTTACAAACTCTATGGCTACAGCTATTGATGCTAAGGGTGATTTAATTGCTGGTACTGGTGCAGACACCTTTGCACGCCTAGCAGTAGGTGGCACTAATGGACACACTTTGCAGGTTGATTCTTCTACGGCAACAGGCTTAAAGTGGGCTGCGCCTGCTGGTGGTGGGAAAGTGTTGCAGGTAGTAAATGCAACATACTCAACAATAACAAGCACAACATCTACAAGTTTTGTTGATACAGATTTGACCGCTTCTATTACACCAACTTTAAATACTAGTAAAATCCTTATTTTGGTTAATCAAGTAATTTACATTGAAAATAATAATACTACTAATGATGTTTGGGCAGGTCATAAATTAGTTAGAGGTGCAACAGATATTTGGGAAACTACTAATGCACCTGCATTATATTCACCATCTGGAACAGGTTTACAGATTGGTGCATTGATGTCATTGGCATATTATGATTCTCCTGCAACCACATCATCAACAACTTACAAAACTCAATTTAGAGTAAGAGCAAATTCTCTTACCGCTAGGGCACAGGCTGGAAACACACCGTCAAGCATTACATTATTAGAGATAGGTGCATAATGGAAACAAAAGATTATTTACCACAAGCAATTCATAAATTAAGACCTGCCTCAGAGTTCACATACAAAGACCGAGATTATTCAACTATTGAATGGATTGTTTTAGAAGGTGAAGCACCAACTAAAGCCGAAATTGATGAGGCTATTGAGCAGGTAAAAGCGTATGAGATAGTAGAAGCCCAAGCAAAGGCTCAGGCTAAGGCAGCATTACTTGAACGCTTAGGCTTGACCCAAGAGGAGTTCAATACCCTCATAGCATAATCTTGAGGAATTGTGTCTAAATGAAACCATGGTTATCAAAAGCGGCTGCTCAATTACGCAATCAGGTAGATGATTCTTACGGAGATCGCCAGCGCAAAAGTGATGGGTGGATTGCTGACGATCATCACAAACGCAGAGGTAAAAGCGATCACATACCCGAC